ATGCAGCTACTTCAAGAAAGAAACGAAAAGATACAGCAAAAGGTAAACAACATTCAAAGCAACCTAAAAAAACTGCAAGAAAAGTTCGCAAGTATCGTAAAGTTAAATGATAATACCTGAAGGATACATAAAGCGAACTACATCAACCATACCGTTTGGCTATGAGTTTGATGAAGAAACAGGTTATTTAAAACCTATACCCGAACAACTAGAAGCACTTGAAACAGTTGAAACAATGATTGTCAATGAAGAAGTTTCACTTCAAGCTGCATGTGATTGGTTAGAGTACGCAACAGATAGACGTATCTCAACTCCCGGTTTAAAAAAACATATAGATAAGAAATATGGAAAACGAAACGAAAGATTGGGAGATCAATCCTCATCTCTACTTGCAAGATGATGAAGGTAATTTTGTCTTAAAGAAAGACGGAACTCCGAGAAAAAAAGCAGGTAGACCACAAACCACAACCGAGAAAGCTGTCAAAGCTGCTCGTGCTACCATAGGTCGTAAACAGCGTAATATCAAAAAGCTTGAGGAAAAACTCAACAACGCTAGAAAGTCCTTCAAAAAACAAAAAGAAACAATTCAAAAACTTGACAAGACTGTAGAAGGTCCTGTTACTAAAGACGAACTTGACAACTTGCCAAAGGCTGTCAGAGAAGATTTACAAGATCGTAAAGTATTATTCCATCCTAACGAAGGTCCGCAAACAGAGTTCTTAGCTGCTGGAGAGAAAGATGTTCTCTATGGTGGAGCAGCCGGTGGTGGTAAATCATTTGCGATGATTGTTGATCCACTTCGTTATTGTCACAAGAAAGCTCATAGAGCCTTAATACTTAGAAGGTCTATGCCGGAGTTACGTGAGATGATTGATAAATCACGTGAACTTTATCCACAAGCTTTTCCGGGTGCTAAGTTTAGAGAAGTTGAAAAGCTTTGGAACTTTCCTAGCGGTGCAAAGGTAGAGTTTGGATTCCTTGAGAGAGATGCTGATGTATACAGATATCAAGGACAAGCATATTCTTGGATAGGTTTTGATGAGATTACTCACTTACCTACAGAGTTTAGTTGGAACTATCTTGCTTCACGTCTTAGAACAACAGACCCTGAAATAGAAACCTACTTACGTTGTACTGCTAACCCCGGTGGTGTTGGTGCTCATTGGGTAAAACGTAGATACATAGAACCTTCAGAATCTAACACATCATTTACAGGAACCGATGGGCTAACAAGAAAGTTTATTCCTGCTAAGTTAGCTGATAACCCTTATCTTGCTAATGACGGAGTGTATGAGCAAATGCTTAAATCACTACCTCCAATACAACGTAGACAGTTACTTGAAGGTAATTGGGAAGTTGCAGAAGGTGCTGCATTTGTAGAGTTTGACCCGAATGTCCATGTAATTACACCCTTTGAGTTGCCGATTGCTTGGGAACGAGTTAAAGGGATTGACTATGGGTATGCCTCTGAAAGCTGTTGTTTATGGGGAACTATAGATATTAATGATGGAACTTTGATAATTTATCGAGAATTATACAAAAAAGGCTTGACAGGAGAAGAATTAGGGGCTATAATAGGAGATATGGAGCTGGTGGACCCTTTTTCGGTTCCCGGTGTATTAGATACAGCAGCGTGGGCAAAAACCGGTACAACCGGACCTACCGTTGGTGAAGCCTTAGTTAGAGCAGGTCATAAGCTTAGACGTGCTGATAAGAATAGAATACAAGGTAAAATTCAAATACACGAGTTCCTAAAGGTTAGAGAAAACGGTAGACCAAAGCTGCAAATATTTAATACTTGCCCTAATCTAATACGAGAACTCCAAAGTATACCGTTATCAAAGACCAATCCTGAAGATGTAGATACACATGCTTCAGACCACGCATATGATGCATTGCGTTATATGATAATGAGCCGACCAAGAATGGACAGCCCATTAGAAAGACTTAGAGGTATAAAAAGAGAAATACATCTTCCCTCTGATTCTACCTTTGGATATTAAATATGGCAGATAACGAGAATACATTTTTAAACGCTGACAACATTTACATGGATGTTGAAGGTGAAGCTGGAAAGACATTAGCCTTAGAACTCGAACAAAAAAGTAATCTCGTAGGTATTATTCAAAGTAGATTCTATCAAGCCGAAGATGCTCGAAACTCTGATGAAACTAGATGGCTAAAAGCTTACGAAAACTATCGAGGGTTATATAACAAATCAGTTAAATTTAGAGATTCTGAAAAATCTAGAATCTTTGTAAAGATTACAAAAACAAAAGTCCTTGCTGCCTTTGGACAACTTGTCGATGTTATCTTTGGAACCGGTAAGTTTCCTATTGGTATTGCAGAAACTAAAATACCTGAAGGTGAGTTAGGTCAAGCTCATTTAGATGTTAATAACCCACAACCCGGATTAGAAACATCCATACCTGATGATATCGGTAATCGGATTGAAGATAATCCATACGATGTTGGTTATGAAGGTGATGGGAAAGTTCTAAAACCCGGAGCAACATTTAACAAAGGTATCTTTACTGACACAATTGAAGATCAAGTTGAAGATAGTTTAGTTGAAGGCTTTAGTCCAAATCCACAAGCAATAGAATTATCTCCAGCTCAAAAAGCTGCGAGAAGAATGGAAAAGCTTATCCATGATCAAATTGATGAATCGAAAGGTTCATCTGAAATAAGAAATGCTCTTTTAGAATCTTCTCTACTTGGTACAGGGATTGTAAAAGGACCATTTAATTTTAACAAAAAGTTAAACAAATGGGATATGGGTGAAGATGGTGAAAGAAACTACAACCCTATCGAAGTTAGAGTACCTAGAATAGAATTTGTAAGCTGTTGGGATTTTTATCCTGACCCTGCTGCAACAAGTATTGAAGAGTGTGAGTATGTAGTTCATCGTCATAAGATGAATAAATCACAACTTAGACAACTTCGTAACATGCCTTACTTTGACGAAGATGCAATTCGTGCATGTTTAACTGAAGGTCCAAACTATATTGAAAAAGACTTTGAGTATCAATTAAAAGATGATGCTCGTAATGATGAGTATCAAACTAACTTTGAAGTTATTGAGTATTGGGGTATCATGGATGCCGAATACGCTAGAGAAGTTGGTATAGAATTAGATGAAAGCATTGATGATTTAGATGAGGTACAAATTAATGCATGGATATGTGGTAATGAATTACTTAGAGCAGTAATTAATCCATTTACTCCGTACAGAATACCTTATCATGCTTTCCCATACGAAAGAAATCCTTATAACTTCTTTGGTATTGGGGTAGCAGAAAACATGGATGATTCACAGCAGATTATGAACGGTCATGCAAGAATGGCTGTAGATAATCTAGCAATGGCAGGTTCGTTAGTTTTTGATGTTGACGAATCAGCTTTAGTAGGTGGACAGTCAATGGAAATATATCCGGGTAAAATATTCAGAAGACAAGCTGGTATGCCCGGACAAGCCATACATGGTTTGAAGTTTCCAAACACTGCACCTGAGAATATGATGATGTTTGACAAGTTTAGACAACTTGCAGACGAACAAACCGGCATACCATCTTATTCACATGGTCAGACTGGTGTTCAAAGTATGACAAGGACTGCTTCAGGTATGTCCATGTTACTCGGAGCATCAAGTCTTAATATTAAAACAGTTGTCAAAAATCTTGATGACTTTTTATTAAGACCACTTGGAGAGTCTTTCTTTCAATGGAACATGCAGTTCTTTGAAGGTGACTTAGATGTTAAAGGCGATTTAGAAGTTAAAGCTACTGGTACAAATAGCTTAATGCAGAAAGAAGTAAGATCACAAAGACTTACTATGTTCTTACAAACTGCACAAAGTCCAGCTATTGCACCATTTGTTAAGATTTCTAAACTTGTTAGTGAACTAGCCTATAGCTTAGATTTAGACCCTGATGAAATACTCAACGATCCTGAAGAAGCAGCTATCATGGCACAAATAATAGGAATGCAAAATGCTGGACAAACAACTGGCGAGGAAGCTCAACCCGATAGTCAACAACCCGGAGGTATGGGAAGTCTTGCAGGAACACCTGCTCAACCTCAAGAACTTGGACCTACAGGCACTGGCGGTGGCAACATCGGAATCGGAAATGTTCCGGTTGCAGGGGAAAGTGAATTCAGTGGTACGATTGGAGCAGCTACCGGAGCAGGTTAAAGAAGCCCTCAATAGAAAGGAAGATTGATGAATAAAACAGAAGAAAATATTAAATCTGAATTACGTAAATTAAAAAATATTTTTGAAGATAAAGAAAACTATTCTTCAGATGAACGTAGAAAGTCTTTAAATAAATATTATGATTTAGTAGATTTATTAAATGATAAAGGAGATGAATTTAAAGAACTTTATGTAATGGGTTCTAAATCTTCTCCAGTAGGAAAACCCGGTCCTAATAGAAGTAGACAAGTTAAAATGGGCGGTGGATTACTAGAAAATGATGATGAAAGATATCAGTATAAGCACGGAGGATCACACGATACAGAAACCGAAGATCAAAAACAAATGAGGTTTCTTATGGATGTGTATCAAAGAGCTGTTGACAGTGGTCAAGAAGAAGATGCTCAAGATATAGTTCGTCAGATTAATGAGCTTGAAAAGAAAATGATTGAAGAAAAAGCTGAAGTATCTGATAGAATGAGAAAAGCAGACGGTGGAAACTTAAAAGAAATACCTGAAGATAATAAAGGACTTGCAAAACTTCCTAAAGAAGTAAGAAATAAAATGGGATATTTTGCAGAGGGTGGTAACGTAGATGATCAAATGTCTATGTTAATGAACAACGAACAAGAACCTCCAATGGAATCAGAGATGCCTATGGAATCAGACGAAGAGATGGAGGACAACTATTTAGATTTTATACTTGACGAAGCATTATCAGAAGAAGAAGAGGATATGCTAATGTCAAAACTAGAACAAGACGAGCAACTATCTATGCTATTTGATAAAGTAGTAGAAGTTGCTTCAGAATTTGCTGGGTCAGGACCTGTTGAGGGTCCGGGCACAGGAGTCTCCGACAGTATACCTGCACGGTTATCTGATGGAGAATTTGTCTTCACTGCAAAAGCTGTAGAAGAAATCGGAGCCGACAACTTAATGGCAATGATGAAAGATGCAGAAATGAAAGCAGATGAAAGACAAGGAATGGCGAATGGCGGTGAAATGGATGAAGAGACTGTAGTCGTTAAAGGCGATGATGAACCTGCTAGACAGGAGATTAGAGTCGTTAAAGAAACAGTTGATTCTGCTGGGAGAATGGCACAAGATGAAGACGAGATATCGAAAGGTATCAAAGCTAATATGATGCTAGACCCCAACCAACAACACGTCAGAAGCTAAAAAGGCGATAGAGCTACCCAAGACGTCATAGGCACTCTATCATTTTATAAACCGAAAGGCTACCTTTACAAGACAAGCCCTGCAAGTGCACATCGCAGCTACCTTGTTAAAACGAAGCCCTGAGTAGGAGAAAAGAATATGACTACTGAAGTACAAGAGGATAATGCCAATCCTTACAACCAAAAAAAATCATGGCATACGGATGTTGAGGAAAATTTTCAAGATGCAACAGGAATGTATTTTGACAAACCTAAAGCAAAAGGAAAACAACCTGAACAAGAAGTAGAACAGGAAGTTCAACAGGAAAGTCCTAAAGACCAACCTTATAAGAAACCTGACTACAAAAAACGTTACGATGACTTGAAAAAGCATTATGACTCTAAGTTAGATGAGTTCAAAGCTAGAGAACAAGAGCTAATAGATGAAGCTACTAAAAATAGACAAACCTACAAAGCTCCTAAATCTGCTGAAGAAATTGAACAGTTTAGAAAAGAGTATCCTGATGTTTACGAAGTTGTAGAAACTGTTTCACATTTACAGGCTGAAGAGAAATCTAAAGACTTAAAAGAGAAACTTGAAAGACTACAAGAACGTGAAAAAGAGTTAGTTCGTAAAGATGCTGAAAAGCGATTGATGGATAAGCATCCTGATTTTGAAGATATCAGAAACAGTGATGATTTTCATGGGTGGGCAAAAGAACAGCCTAAGTCTATTCAAGATTGGATATACAAAAATGCTGACGATGCTGACCTAGCTTCAAGAGCTTTGGATTTATTTAAACGTGATATTGGCATAGATTCTGCACCTAAGAAGTCAGATTCTAAACAGTCCAAGAAATCTGCTGCTGATATGGTTTCAACTAAAACAACTGCGGTTGAACCTAAAAGCGAGAAAGTTTGGACTGAAAGGGAAATTGCTAATATGTCGATGGATGAGTTTGATAAGTTTGAAAAAGAAATAAGTCAAGCAATGTCCGAAGGCAGAATAGCAAAATAATTATTAACTTACAAACTATACTATAGGAGTATAACATGGCTCAATATTTTGACGAAGGTTCTTCTCCATCAGCCAGTAACTTTGCTGCCGGTGTAGCTAATCAAACTAATAGTTTCTTCCTACCTTCGATTTACTCTAAAAAGGTTTTAAACTTTTTCAGAAAATCTTCGGTTGTAGAAGCTATTACTAACACTGATTACGCTGGTGAAATATCTGCTTATGGAGACTCTGTAAAGATTATTAAAGAACCTGTAATTTCTGTATCAGACTACACAAGGGGTTCTGATACAACTCAAACCTTGTTAACTGATGCTGAAACTTCACTTGTTGTTGATAGTGCAAAAGCTTTCAAATTCATCGTAGATGATATTGAAACTAAAATGTCACATGTCAACTTTAAAGAAGTGGCATCTTCATCTGCTGCATATGCATTAAAAGATTCTTTTGATGCTGCTGTAATAGCAACTATGTTTAGTGGTGTTTCAAGTTCAGGTCCTGACCACGTGTTAGGTTCTGACAACGCTACTGATTTAGCTGCTGGTACATTTGATGGAACAGGTAACTTAGACATTGGATTTGGTTCCAGTGAGCATGACCCAATAGACGTTATGGCTAGAATGGCAAGACTATTAGACGAGCAAAACGTACCTGAAGAAGGTCGTTGGTTCGTTGCAAGTCCTGACTTCTACGAAGTTCTAGGTCAAGCTTCTTCTAAACTACTATCTGTTGACTTCAACGCAGGTCAAGGTTCAATCAGAAATGGTTTAGTATCAAGTGGAAAACTAAGAGGATTTGATATGTACAAATCTAATAACATTGCTGCAACAACTAATGCTGCTGGTAAATGTTTAGCTGGTCATATCTCATCTACTGCTACTGCTCAAACTATCGTCTCAACTGAGGTTCTTCGTGACCCTTCAAGTTTTGGTGATATCGTTAGAGGTCTTCATGTCTACGGTGCGAAAGTACTTAGAGGTGAAGCTTTAGTATCAGCTTTCTACGGTATTGACTAAGTGTCAATCGGGGGAGTCTTCGGACTCCTCCACTTTTTATAGGAGATAAAATGGAAGAACAAATGACAGGAAATCCAAACCCAAGTGGAAATGTAGAATACTACAATTCAATTGAGGAAAAGGAAGAAAAGTGTAAAGAGATGACTGGATATAACGAAAGTTTAACAGTTGGAAGTTATGTTGAAAAAACTAAAAAAATTGGAGAAAGAAAGTAATGGCAGGACATAAACCAAGCGAAAAGAAAAGAAAAAAAATGATGTACGGTAAACGTGTAAAAGCTGGTAGTGGCATGTACATGAAAAAAAGAAAAGGCATGTATATTGGTGGTAACGTTATGGAAGTTGCTAAACCTAACTAAACATGAAAGTCCCAGCACCTAAAGGCTATCACTGGATGAAGTCCGGTAAGTCTTACAAATTAATGAAGGACCCTGTAGGTGGTTACAAGCCACATAAGGGTGCAAGTAAATCTGCAAACTTTGCAATTCAAAAGGTTCATAAAAAATAATGGCTACAACATATCTTGACATAACTAACGAAGTTCTTAGAGAACTCAACGAAATACCTCTGACCTCTGCAAACTTTGCAAGTGCTGTAGGTCTACAACAGTTTGTCAAGGATGCAGTCAATAAATCTATTTTTGATATTGCAAATCAAGAACCACAACTACCTTTCTTTTCAGCAGGGTTAAGTGGTGCAACTGACCCATTCTATGGAAATGTAACTGTTGAAACTTCAGCAGGTACAAGATGGTACTTGTTAAAAGCAGGAAGTTCTAATTTAGCAAGTGATTATGGTTCAATAGATTGGGATGATTTTTATATCACAACAATTAATGTATCAGGCGAATCAGCTCCATACGTTTCAAAAGGTTTAAAGTTTTTAAATCTTGCAGATTGGAAACGTTTCTATAGAGATAGTGAGAATGCTGATGATGCAGATACACAAGCCTACGGTGAGCCTAAGTTTGTAATTAAATCACCGGACTCAAGGAAGTTTGGACTAAGTCCTATTCCTGATAAAGCATACAACGTACATTTTTATGCTTTTGAAAAACCTACAAAACTTAGTGCACACGATGACACTATAGTTTTTCCCGAACAATACAGTAACGTAATAACTTCTAGAGTACGTTACTATGTGTGGCAATTTAAAGAAAGCCCACAACAAGCTGCCTTTGCTTTGGATGATTACAAGAAAGCTTTAAAATATATGAAGTCTAATCTTATCAATCCAACACCACGAGCAATGACAGACGATAGAAGATATTTTTAAATTATGGCACGTTCACAACCATACACCGTTGCATGTGACGGAGGCTTAGTAAAGTCATCAAATCAGATTGACTTACTTAAATCTCCCGGAGTAGCACGAGAACTTAGAAACTTTGAAGTATCTATTGAAGGCGGATATAGACGAATCAATGGTTATACAAAGTTTGGAGGAACAAGTTCTGTACAACCAACAGGTGGTGCAACAAACATATTAGGTGTTACACCTTATGCAGATGGTGTCGTTGTAACTGCTGGAACAAGTATTTATTTTAGTCAAGATGGAACTTCATGGCTAGAAATAAATAAATTGTCTGCCGGTGGTGGTGATAACTATTCAACCTTTACAGGTAAATCAGTTACTACTAGAACAGGTCAAGGTCAATGTCAGTTTGTACTTTTTGAAGGACCTGACTATGACTATGGTGAACTTATTATTGCTGATGGAGCTAATGAGCTTTGGTCTTTTAGGATGGAAGGCACAGGAGCTTTAACAAGCAGAACATTTTTTACAAAAGAAATAGGTGTAACAGGAAGTGAAGCTGTAAAATTTATTGCAATTCACGACCATCACTTAATTGCAGCAGGAGTAAGTAATAATTTAAACACAGTTTATTATAGTGTTTATAATGACCCGAATAATTTTACAGGTTCGGGTGCAGGTTCGATAACTATATCGGACCAAGTTGTAGGAATTAAAGGCTTCCGTGAAGATTTAATTGTCTTTGCAGAAAATAGTATTCATAAGCTTGTCAATATTAATGATAGCTCTAATACTAGAATAGACCCAATTACTGAAAACGTTGGATGTTTATCAGGTTATAGCATTCAAGAGATTGCTGGTGACTTGATATTTTTAGCACCGGATGGACTCAGAACAGTTGCTGGTACAGCGAGAATTGGTGACGTTGAGTTAGGAACAGTAAGTAAAGCGATACAGCCAATCCTTACAGACTTAGCAGAATCTATTAATAACTTTGTAATTAGCAGTGTTGTTATTAGAGAGAAGTCACAATACAGATTATTTTACGCAAACACCTCTTTGAACAAAAACCAACAAAGAGGCATTATAGGAACATTAAGACCCAATGGTTTTCAGTGGTCAGAAACAAGAGCTTTAGAAGTAACGGAGATAGGTTCAGGATTTAACGAAAATGGTATTGAAGAATATTATCATGGTGATACTGATGGCTACGTTTACGTACACGATTCAGGTAACGACTTTGATGGGTCTAACATACTTGCTCGATTCGGAACACCCGATTACGACTACGGAGATTTAGGAACTTTAAAAACTTTACACTACATGAGAGTGTCTGCAAGTTCTGAAGGTGTGGTAAGTCCTGACGTACAAGTTAGGTTTGATTACGGTAATACCGATACACCACAACCACCTAATCTATTTGATTTAGGTACGATTAACCCACCAGCATTGTTTGGTGAAGCCCTTTTTAACACTAACGTATTTGGAGGAGCAGAAAGTCCAATGGTACGAATCCCACTACAAGGAAGTGGTACAAGTAATAACTTTACAATTATTAGTGATGATACTAAAGCTCCATATACTATTAACGGATTTTATATAGACTTTATACCATCAGGTAGGAGATAAAAACAAATGGCATTAACAAAAGTAACATCAAATTTAACAAGCTTTGATAGCTTACTTGTCGATTCAGATAATACAAATACAACTATAACAATTGAATCTGATTTAGATGGGTCTTCTAATTTTTCTTCAGGTATTGATTTTGTAAGAGAGGGCGAAGCAAAAGGCTCAAGAATTGAATCAGTAAGAGATGCAAGTGCAGGTGGTGTAGGTGTTAAATTTTTAACTACAGCAGATAACGCAGCAGAAGTAAGTGGAACGCTTACAGAGCGAATGAGATTGGATCGTTCAGGAAACCTAATGATTGGTACTACAAGCAATGATTCTCTTTTCCATATAGAAAGTTCTTCAACTACTGCAATGACGATTCAAGCAGGAACTAACTCAAGTGCTTCTTTAAGATTAAAAAATGATGCCCATGACTGGGATTTAAATTGTCAAACAAATGATAATTTTGCTATTTACAGTCAAACATTAAGTAAAGAAGCATTAGTTGTTAATGCTAGTACAGGAAACGTAGGAATGAACATAAGTGCACCAGCTGCACCACTTCACGCTAAAGGTGCTTCAGGTTCTGTAACAGGTGTTATCTATGCACAACAAGATACAACAGGATTAGGTAAGCCGGGTATAGCATTATCAAAATACGATAACAATACCACCACCTCTCAAGTTTTTATGATGTTTGGTATAAATCAATATAACTCAGGTTGTGGACAAATAAATGCAAATGGTGCAAGTCAGGCAGCTTTCGGTAGTTTTTCAGATAGAAGGTTAAAAGAAAACATTACTGATTTACCCTCACAACTAGATAATATTGTTGCTTTACAGCCAAAAGAATTTGACTATATAGAATCAGAAGGTGGCGGACATCAAATAGGTTTTGTAGCTCAAGACGTTGAGGAGATTTATCCTGATTTAGTTGG